AGATCAGTTATGACAAAGACATAATCTTTACCTTGTAAAGCTGCTCTGATCTCATTACCGGTATCTAGTCTGAACGTGCCTGCAGTATTAGTGGCTGTAGGTGTGTATGTGTTCAGATCTTCTTGATTAGAAAATCTTACAAACATCGGATCTTGTGTGGTAACGTCACCAATAGTTGTCTCGGTTCCAAAGTGAAACAAATGTCTGTCACGATCTGACACCAATGTAAATCTAGTTTTTGTAGGATTGTTGGTAGTTTGAAAATTAGATGTAGTTAATGAAGCTCGTTGAGCTCTCGGATTAGATGCACCTGCATTCCATGTAAAAGTTTTACCATTAAATATAGTTGCAACTAATACCTGACCAAAGTTATCAAGACTCCAGTTTCCTGGATCTAGAGTTACAGAACTTGTAGCTCTTGGTGTATTCCAAGTGCTTGCACCCCAGGTTGATGTGCTCCAACCAAACCCTGTTGTCTGAGTTGTTGGTCCAACCTCAACGTATGGATTAACAGTCACGGCCCCTGCAGCAGTCATACCAGAACCTGTTTCTACTGATGAGGCTTGCACCGTGAATTTATCTACGTCAGGTACAGTTAATATCTCATAAACTTTTTCTAAATCCGCAGCTGTATATCCAGATGCTCCTGTGACAGTAACACTAGATAAAGTTACATATCGTCCTACCTCTAACCCATGTGAACCTTTATTGATAGTTATAGTATTAGAGTTATTAACAGTTGTTAAAGTTCCCCCTGTGATCGCTGTATCTAAAGGTGTTATGTCGAAAAAATCATTACCATAATAAAGGAACAAACCCTGAGATGTTCCGATGGCAGCATACTTCTCACCTGCAAAACTTGAAAATGCAACTTGAGCTCTTGCAGCTCCAGGTAAAGTCTTTTGAGCGGACGTGAGCTGTAACCAACCACCTATTTTTTCAGGTAAGCCATATCTAAATCTGACAAAATCACCGTCGGTCCATTGGCCCTCCGCTCCTGATTCTGTATCTTGTTTATTAAATCCTGACTTGAATTTTAATTTTTGTAGCATATAGTAGCTTATATATCAAATATATATAGAATGAAAGCCAGAAAATGAGCCGAATATTAGCTGTACATAACTCACATAATGCATCTATATGTGAGATTGATAATAGTAATATTATTTATTTTCAAGAAGCTGAAAGAATAGACAAGAATAAAAAAAGTCACAATTGGTTAATTTTATTTTACAAATATAAAAATCAACAATTTGACAAATTAATTTTTGTTGATGCTACTTTTGCAAACAAAGAAAAGAAAAAAGAAACAATATTTGTATTAAACACATTAATAAAAGATTTAAACATTAAGTGTTTAAAAATTGTTTATGAGCAACAAAAACATCATTTTTTTCACGCTTGTTGTTCTTTTTTTAATTCTGGATTTAAAAACTCTTATGTCTTGGTTATAGATGGATCTGGTAGTGAAGATGATAAACGTAATTTGGAAATAACATCTTTGTATTATTTTAACAAAAATAAATATAAAAAAATATTTACAGTGTACAAATCATTTGAAAATAAAGAATATGTTGATGGAAATAATGTTTATATAAACACTATGAGTTTGGGAGATCTATTTGAAATAACAAAAACTCTTTTAGGATATAAAGAAGAGGGTTCGGTTATGGGCATGTCTTGTTATGGTGACAGAAGCAGACTAAATCATGATAAAGCAATCTTTAAAAAATTTAATCATTTTCAATTATCTCAACATTCCATACACAACACTATGACTAGATTAAGTGGTGTTTCTAAAACATGGGTTTGCACCTCAGTTCAAGTAATATTAGAAAAAATTGTTTTTAAATATATTGAAAATATAAATAAAAATAAAAAAAGAAATATTTGTGTTTCCGGAGGAGTTTTTCAAAACACTGTATTAAATAGTAAACTGTTAGATATCTGTCCAAATCTTTATGTAGATCCTTTTGCTGATGATAGTGGTTTATCTATGGGAGCAGCTTTGTGGTATGGTAATAAAGAAAATTATATATGTAAGAAAATAAATAATTTATTTTTAGGTGATTCTCCCAATTATAAAAGATTGCCTTTAAAAGATGGATACAGTGTATCCTCTAAAGATGTTGCTAAACTAATATCAGAAAAAAATATTGTAGCAATTTATCAAGGTAGAAATGAGATGGGAAAAAGAGCACTTGGTAACAGATCTTTTCTTTATGATCCAACAGATAATTTTGCAAAAGAAAAATTAAATATGTTAAAAAATAGAGAATGGTTTAGACCTACAGCAGGGACAGTTTTATTTGAACATGCTCACAAATGGTTTGATTTAAAATCAAAAGAAGAAACTCCTTTTATGTCTTATGTTTTTAAAGTTAAACAAAAAAATATTCTTGGAATTACTCATGTGGACAACACGTGTAGAGTTCAGACTTTGAAAAAAGAACAAAATTATTATTATTATGATTTAATAAATGAATTTTATAAAATAACTAACGTTCCAATTTTATTAAATACATCTTTTAATCTTGCTGGAAAACCTTTGGTAAACAGCGTAGAAGATGCGATCAACACTTTAACACCTAAAGAAAATAATTTTAACTATTTGTATTTTCCAGAGGTAGGAAAAATGTATTTAAAAAAATAATTTAAAATGTAATAAAGGAGAAAACATGTCTTACGAACATAAAATAACAGATTTAAAATATAGAATTAATGGATTAGTTCCTAAAGATGTTTGTAAAAAAATAATAAATATATTTGAAAAGTACCCTGAACTAAATGGCCCTGAACAAAGTTATAAATTTAAAACTAAAACTGTTGAATTAGATAATTTTAAATGTTTAAATTTATCCCTGATACAGAATCCAAATAAAGATATATTATATGCTCTTGATGAAGCTAAAAGATATCTGTCTATAATGATAGCTAACTATGTGCTTTACATTAAAAGTAAAGGAATATCTCCTACTTTTAATAATTTGTTAATAAAATCTAGTAACAATATTAGAATTTTAAAATACGGTGTGGGTCAGTATATTGATGACCACGTTGATGTGCAAGAAAAGGTAAGAGCGTCTTGTACTTTAAATTTAAATGAAGAGTATGAGGGAGGAGAATTTAAATTTTTTAATGGTCAGATTAAAGAAGTATTTAAAACAGGTGATGCAATGTTATTTCCAGCAGAACCTATTTGGATTCATGGCACAGAACCAATCACTAAGGGAACAAGATATTCTATTAACTGTTTTTTACAACAATGAAATTAGTGTATTCAATACCTGATAAATTATATTACATGCAAGATTTTTTAGATTATCCCACTTATAAAAAATTACATTATGATACGTTTAAAAGTAATTTAATAAAATTAAACTCAGCAAAACATTGGCAAAAAGATTTAACTTTTGGTTATAAAAAATATGTTGAACATACGAGTTTAGGTATTGAATATAAACCTCTTCAAAAAATTAAAATACTGTTAGAAAATAATCCTTTTCATAGAGTTAAATTTACAAATTGGGCTCCAGAAATTCACTCGATGAAAGATGGAAGTGGTATTAATTGGCACAATGATGGTGTATATAAATATGGTATAACTTATTATATAAATAGAAGATGGAATTTTAAATTTGGAGGAGAGTTTTTATTTAATGACAAAAACAATAATGGTTATATACCATTGGTTGGTAATTCAATGGTCATAGTTAAGTCTCCCCTAAATCATAAAGTAACTCCTGTTATGAAACCAGTGGTGCCTAGAAAAACAATTCAAATATTTGTAAAGAAAGAAAATAACAATGAATAAAAAAACAGTAAATCTAAATAATTTTATTGGAGTGTATGATAATTACATTACTGAACAAGAATGCAATAAGGCGATTGAATTGTATGAAAATCAAAATAAATTTAATAATACAATTAATAGAATAGGTGGAGAAGAAGCATCCGTGCTCCAAAAACAAGATCAACAATTTTTTGCTGCAGCAAATAATTTAGAAATATGGTGGGATGCCTTAAAATCCATGATGATAAATTTTGATTTAGCATGGAATCATTATGCTACGAATGTAGGGGCTAAAGATGCTTATGGAGTTCCTTTTCATTTTACAACTTTAAAAATTCAAAAAACTTTACCTACAGAGGGATATCATGTTTGGCATATCGAACATGGAAAAGGATTTGATAATGAACCAAGAGCTTTTGTTTTTTCTATTTATTTAAATGATGTTGAAGATGGAGGAGAAACAGAATTTTTACATTTTTCAAAAAGAGTAAAACCTAAAACGGGTAGGATAGTTATATGGCCTGCAGGTTTTCCCTATGTTCACAGAGGTAATCCACCATTATCAGGTGAAAAATATATCTTAACTTCTTGGATGATGTTACGATGAGTATGATGTAGGTCTAGTACCTAATCTAGCAATTTTATCAGCCTCTGTTTCAGCAGAACTACCATCTTGATTAAGAAGATTACTTTCATCCCAATCTTTTTGTAATTTAGCTAAATGAGCTGAGTCCCATCTAGTGATAAAATCTTGAAAGTCACCTAAGTTTGCGTCTTCCCAAGTAGAGTGTGGGGTTTCATCTCTATATTCTACAGTATCGCTAGGATTTACTGTTCCATATTGAATAGCCCAAATGTTTGACCATTTGGATAGTCCCCAAAAATCATCATCAACAATTTTATAACCATTACCTGCACCGTCACCTTTTTGTTTAATAATAAGTTTGTCTTCAAATACCACTGTCCATTGTGCGTTTGTCGCCATAATTTCTCCTACGTTTTAATAATATAAATAACTGTTAAAAAAGGTTGAACAACTGAAGTTGCACTACCACTAAAATTTGCACTCATGTTGTGAGAGTGACCTGTTCCCGAACCCGTATTATTTACGTTTACAGTTCCTGGACTACCTGGTCCAGGGGAATTTATAAGTTGAAAAGGTGGTCCTTGTGGTCCAGCATCAAAGCCGTGGTTGTGAGATGCAAGTTGTGCTGTTGTTAAAGTAGCGTTTGCTGTAGAACCACCAACAGTCCCTGAAGATGCCACTGTGTTTGCTCCACCAGTTGATCCTAAAGTCTTAGTTCCAGATTTACCCACTGCAACGTTGTCTTGCAAGTCAGGTACATTAAAAGTAGATGCACCATCTCCGGCTCCATAAGTTGTACCTATGATTGCAAATAATGCAGAAAAAGTTGATCTTGAAACAGCTGCTCCGTTACACTCTAAGAAACCTGTTGGCACTGAAGAAGAAGACCACGGCACAATAGTTGCTGTAGGAATTCCTTCGATACCTGTAAGGTTTGCTCCGTCGAAATCGTATCTTGACATCTATTATTTCTCCTTAAACGTCCAGCCTGTTGTTGCATCTCCTGAAAATACTAAACAGAAACCAGCACCTTGTGTATTAACTGTAAGATCTGATGCTGCATTAGCTATATTAGATCCATTTCTTCCAACAGTCAATGCGTTACTATTAAAATCATACCCTTGATCCACAAATGACACCTCATCTCCAGTAGCAGGTGAGGCTGGGAGCGTAATTGTTACTCCTCCACCATTTGTATTTACTAAAAGTTGAGCACCAGCTTGAACTGTTTCAGCTGCAGAAACGACTCTCCAGTTTCTTTGCTCAGATAATTTTACAACGTTTGTACCATCAGAATATAATACATAGTTATTTCCTTCACATAAAAGGACACCTGTGCCTGATGATGTTTTAAAAGTTAAAGTGTTACCTGCATGATCACATGCGTTTTGTACATTATAAACTTTTTCAATTCCATCTGGAATGCTAACTGTTCTAGTTCCTGATAAAGTTCCTGTTAATTTAATAACATCATTTTTACCATTTGATAGAGCACCATTTGTAAAAGTTAAAGATCTGTTAGCATTAGTTAGATTAAAAGTTGTAAAGCCACCGATGGCTTGTTCTAAAATTAATAAGTTTGTATTTGTAATTTGACCCCAAGTTCCCGAGTTTTCACCGGTCGCTTGCACTGTAAGTTTTAGGTTAGCAGATGTTGAATTCGCCATTTTTTAATTCCTTATACGTTCATTTTATTAAAAATATGAGTTTCTGTCAAAC